TGGCTAAACTACCTTTTAGAATGATGCCAGGATCCTGGGGACTCAGAGGCAAAACTCGAGCTGTAGCAGAAGCAGAGTATTTGTATGAGGGCGAGGAACTTACTGCTAAACTAGCAGAGATCGAAGCTGATGGCGATCCTGTTCAATCCGTACTCAATGTCTTATCTGCTAAACTCAAGGCAGGGGAAATTACACACCCAGAATATGAAAAGGAATGTGCTAACGCCAGAGACGAACCTTTTGTAAATGTATTGGACATGGGCATTGATCCTGACAACGTGGCCAATGGATATTTTGAGTTGGATTACAATGACTTGTTTGTTAAGATGTTAACAGAGCATGGCATTGTGGGTAAGTCAGATGAGGAGATAGTTAACATTTGGTTCAATCGTATCTGTAGAACTATTGTAGCGCAGGAAGGAGCAGATCTAGATTATGGTTTACAGGAGACAACCGAAAACTTATTTGTGGAAGATGTAGAGTATGTCCGTAGAGATCCAGGCCAAGCAGAAGCTAGCCAAACTGATGAATGATATTCAACCTGTGATTGATCAGCATGTTTCTGATATGACAGGAGAAGAAGTTCGCTATATGCTGGATAAAATACCAGAATTTTTAAGGATTGATCTCAAACGAGACCTGGAAAACTCTAAAAATAAGTCTATTAATACAAGTAAATTTGACGATTTATTCAACACATGAAATTATTGGAAAACACTTTCGTTCAAACAGATAGCAATATCCTTGCTGATAATGAGCAAGTAAAGATTGAACAATTAAAGCTCACAGACGATCTAAGCACTACAACAATTACTGTACATGGTATGCAGGAGTATACATTTACATCACGATCAGGTATCGCACAAATCTATGTGGGGGCTGGAACCATAGTATCTGGATCTGAAACATTTGATCTAAATTTGTTTAACAAAGTTGCTTTAAATCGTGGGGAGCGCGTCACAGTTATAAATAATCAGGCCATACCATTGGTAATCAATATTATTTCTGCAAACTGATTGACAGTCTTTTTAAATCGTGTTACAATGTTTGATATACTAGCAGAGTGATACATATGTCTAACTACATTATTGTTGATACATTTAACTTATTCTTTCGTGCTAAACACGCGGCCGGCCGCGCTAAAGATATTGACCTCAAGGTCGGCATGGCACTTAATATTATGTTTAACAGTGTTAAGAAAATGTACAATGAATTTAATGGCGATCACGTAGTATTCTGTTTAGAGGGGCGCTCATGGCGTAAGGACTTTTATACGCCCTACAAGGCTAACCGCAAAGTAACTGCTGCAAAGCGTAGTGCCAGGGAAGTAGAAGATGACGAAATCTTCTTTGAGTCCTATGACCACTTAATTACATTTTTGCGTGATAAATCCAATTGTACTGTAATACAGCATCCTGAGCTGGAAGCAGATGACTTGATTGCTGGTTGGATACAGTCCCACCCCGATGATAACCATACCATCATTAGCACAGACTCTGACTTCTATCAGCTTATTGCATCCAATGTTAAACAATATAATGGCGTTACAGACACTATTGTTAGCACTGAAGGCTTCTTTGATATCAAGGGCAAGGCTAAGATAGACAACAAAACAAAACAAGTCAAATCAGCACCCGAGCCAGACTGGATACTATTCGAGAAGTGTGTCAGAGGCGACAGTGCTGACAACGTTTTTAGTGCTTACCCAGGCGCAAGACTAAAAGGCACTAAAAACAAGACAGGCATCCGTGAAGCATATGACGATCGCAACACCGGCGGCTATGACTATAATAACTTTATGCTACAGCGATGGGTTGACCATGAGGAACAGGAGCACCGTGTCAAAGATGACTATGAGCGTAATCGCACACTGATTGATCTTACGGCACAACCTGAGGATATTCGTGTTAAGATGTTTGAGACAGTTGACTCTGCCACAGACTCGGAAGCAGTGTCACAGGTAGGCATACACTTCCTTAAATTCTGTAGCACATGGAATTTGCCCAGAATTGCAGAATATCCTGACGATTTTGCGAGATTCTTGAATGCAAAGTATAAGTAATATACACGCAGAATACACTGAGGCCGATAAGGCTCAGTGGATACTCGAAAATGGGACTCCCAGATACGTATGGATTTACGAACGTGATGGAGATAAAATTTATCGCAAGCCCATGCCGCATCCAGAAGCATCACTACCGCCCTGGATGTCAACACAAAGAGAATTAGTTCGGAGCTCAAAAGAGACTGAACAATGACACGCATTATGGAGAACAAACTATGAGTAAAATTATCGGTATCGACTTGGGAACTACAAATTCCTGCCTATCAGTGGTGGAAAACAATTCCTACAAAATAATTGAGAATGCTGACGGTTCCAGAACTACCCCAAGCATTGTTGCATACACCGAAGATGAAGTATTGGTGGGCACGTCAGCAAAAAGACAATCTGTGACGAATCCCACAAATACTTTGTATGCTATAAAAAGATTGATTGGTAGAAAATTTTCCGATGAACATATCCAGAAGGATTTAAACAATTTGCCCTATAAAATTATAAAAGCTACCAATGGTGACGCTTGGGTAAATGTTAACGATCAGGAATTAGCGCCACAGCAAGTATCTGCTGAAATTTTGCGTAAAATTAAGGAATATGCCGAATCATATTTAGGCGAGAATGTAACAAAGGCTGTGATTACTGTACCGGCCTACTTTAATGATTCCCAGCGTCAGGCAACCAAAGATGCAGGTAAAATTGCCGGACTAGAAGTAATGAGAATTATCAATGAGCCCACAGCGGCCGCTTTGGCATATGGTGTGGATAAAAACAGTAGCACAGATAAGAAGGTTGCTGTTTATGATTTGGGTGGCGGGACATTTGATATCTCTATTATTGAGATTGCAAATGTGGACGGTGAAACACAAATAGAAGTATTATCCACAAATGGAGACACCTCCCTGGGTGGGGAAGATTTTGATAATGAAATTATTAATTTCCTAGTTAGTGAGTTTAACAAGGATAATGGCATAGATATCACAAATGATAAGATAGCATTGCAACGATTAAAAGAGGCCGCAGAAAAAGCCAAGGTGGAACTATCGACTTCTGGCCAAACTGATATTAATCTTCCATATATCACAGCTGATGCAACTGGTCCCAAACATCTCAATCTAAAAATTACTCAGTCCAAATTTGAATCCATGGTTGCGGGATTAATTAAAAGATCCATAGCTCCATGTAAGCTTGCCGTGGGTGACGCCGGTCTAAGCGTAAGTGATATCGATGAAGTTATTTTAGTGGGTGGGCAAACACGCATGCCAGCAGTACAAACTGCTGTAGAAGAATTTTTTGGAAAAGCCCCCAGAAAGGATATCAATCCAGACGAAGCCGTGGCCGCTGGTGCTGCTATACAGGGTTCGGTACTGTCAGGCGACACCAACGATGTATTGCTTTTGGATGTTACTCCACTCTCACTGGGTTTGGAGACCCAGGGCGGCATCATGACAAAGTTGATAGAAAAAAACACAACCATACCCACTGCAAAATCACAGACTTTTAGCACTGCTGAAAATAATCAATCAGCAGTAACTATTCAGGTTGCACAGGGAGAACGGGAATTTGTTAAGGATAACAAAGTTTTAGGTAAATTCAACCTGGATGGTATACCACCCGCACCCAGAGGTGTTCCGCAGATTGAAGTAAAATTTGATATCGACGCAAACGGTATTCTGAATGTGTCTGCCAAGGAAGCTACAACTGGTGTTGCACAGAATATTACAATTAAAGATTCTGGGGGGTTAAGCGAAACAGAGATAGAACAAATGGTAGCTGACGCACAAGCAAATGCTGAAATGGATCAACAAGCCAAGGAATTGGTGGAAGCTAAAAATTCTGCAGAAAGTCTGATATCTCAATGCAATACTGAATTCGAAGAATCTAAATCTATGCTCACTGAAGAGCAAGTTTCCACATATAATGATGCGTTAACAGCTCTGCTAGAAGCAATAGAAAAGGATTCTGCAGATATCATCCAGGAAAGAATGACTGATTTACAGAATGCCATGCATCCCATATTTGAAGCCAAGCAACGTGCATCACAGTCACAAAATGATCATGAGCAGGACGATGATTCAGCAATGGATGCAGAATTTTCCGAAGTCAGTTAAATGGTAAATAAAACATACACAAATAGGAAAACACATGACAAACTTTGACTTAACAAAATTGCAACAAATATCTGATGTAGCCTGGCTAGTTAATCGAGGTGGTGAACGCATAGGCATCCTCAATCAGGACATACAAGATAATTTTATATACATCAGTGGCAAAGATACTGTAAACTTTCAGGGCGAGGAAGCAGTAAAAGATTACTTTGGAAATATTAAACTTTTCGAAGAACAAATAGACCAGCCTGTGGTAAATCCAGATAAATTTTACGTCAAGGGATTCGAAATAGACTACGCTGAACCATATGCTATTCAAGAGGGAGATGCTGGTTATGATCCAGCATTGCCATTGTATACTAAATTGGAAGGTTCAGACGTTTATTATGCCGCAGGATATTACTGTATCCATTTCGACAAGGGATGGAAACATGCCAGAGCACCCAAAGCAACAACTCTTTATCGTTACGGATTTGAAGGACCGTTTCAGACAGAACTGGAAGCAAAGCAAAGAATGAAGTACCTGAATCGCAATGACTCGCGTTCATAAAGAGGAATTGGCAAGGGGAATCAAGTCAACATATTGGTTTTTTTGGATATTTGTAATTTGCACCATGGTGAGTTTTTTAAATTTCCTCTATTGGATAAACTTACAAACTGCATTAATTGTGCTAATCAATGTACTGTGTTCTTACGATTACTACATTAAACATAAAAAATATCGGTCATTGTATGTCAAAAAAATCACGTGACATTCTAATAGCACAATTAACAAATCTCAAAAACTTAAATAAAAAAACGGTTAGCTTAGATGTAGATTTTGTTCTCAAAGCTCTGACAGAAACCACAGATTTGCCTAAGCCTAAACCCATACGTCAACAGAAAATGAGCGCAGACGCCGGTAAATTTAAAGATTAACCATAGTGTTTATCTCCAAATCAGATAAATAATGATACAGGAGAACACACATGTCAAGACCCAAGCCCACAGTTTTGTTGGAAGCAATCAACAAACATTCATACAAAGCAGAACAAGTATTAGAAGCTGATGCTATCTATTCGGTATTCTTTGATGGCAAGCCCATCAATCTCAGGTCCCTGAGCACCATTGTGAGCTATCCTGGCCCCAAGTATAAGAAGGTATCCTTTAGTAACCCGGGTCATGCCTTCAATTTAGCTGATCGTCTCAACAAGATGTTCGGTTCTGAAGGCTTCCAAGTTGTCAGACTCACAGCAGGAGAAGTAGTTACTGAATGTCCTGACTAAATATAGTAGTGGACAGGCATAGTGATACAATTCATTACCAGATTCTGGAAGCAGTAAGAAGCGATGTATACTGGGAGAAGAAGCTCATGGCCAGAGACTATGAGCTCATGGACACAGATCGTTTCAGATTAATCTTTACAAACTTCAGACATCTGGACAACAAACCTCATGGGCTCAGACTCACATACTTTGGTGAGCAGCTCATGACTCGTCACTTTACCAGATACAAGTTTGATACAGACTACAAGGCCAATCACATGGCCATGATAAAACTTGACAAAAACATGTCTATGCCGTATTATATAGGAAGGAAATATGTAAGTTTCTTTGGCGAAGACGATGCCACTTGGTTTCGTCTCAATGACAGCAACCTAAATGAGTTTGTGGAATATTTAGAGTAATGGACACATTAATTTTAAACGCAGATGGTAGCCCACTAAGCCTGCTACCACTAAGCACAGTTGGCTGGCAGGACAGTGTCAGATACATGTGGTTAGACCGCGTAACAGTTCTGGACTGGTATGACGACTGGATTGTGAGTTCTCCTAGCTGGGAGACTCGTGTACCGGCAGTGTTAATGATCAAGGACTACATCAGAACAAATCGCGCACCCAAGTGTAACAAATATAATGTTACCCTCAGAGACGAATACAGTTGTCAGTATTGTGGATCAGAACTCATACGCACTGATGTCACCATGGATCATGTCATACCTGTTAGCAAGGGTGGTAAAACTGCGTGGGATAACATTGTGGCGAGTTGTATGCCTTGTAACAGTGCCAAGGGCAACAAACTTATCAAGCCTCGCAAAGTACCCTACGAGCCCACTTACTATGAGCTAGTAAACAAGCGTAAAAAGTTTCACACAGATATACCTCACGAAAGTTGGAGGACGTATATTTGAAAGTTGAGCTCATACAGACTGGTGGATTTGATAGTGATTTACTAGCAGATCAAGTAAATGCTTTTATTCAACGAAGTTTACCTCTGGGATCCACTACACTTACTAATACACAATTTTGTATTACAAGCCTAAGGGGTGACGACGACTTCTTAGTAGGCTCAGGAAATACTACAGAACCTCCTGAAAGTTTCTGTAAACTTAATCCTACTTTTAAAA